AATATGGAGACGATTTCTTTACGGGAGTGATCATCCTGATAAAGCTCTGTAATTTTCTGAATACAGAGATCGTGGGTTGCCTGTTGTTCATTGGAGCGGGGCATTGCAAGGTGCAATTTGCAAGGTTTGGATCAATAAAAGGCAGCAAACGGATTCTTTCGGATGTTTGGAACGTCAGCGGTGCCATCGTGCTCGAAGAACTGCCATAGGCGCTTAACAGCGTCCCGATGCCATCTCATCGTCAACTTATGCGCGTGAATGCGGGTGAGGCAGTCGCGATAAAGAGCCAAGGCTGTCAGGGTTTCCATGCTGCTAATAGCCTGATCATCCTTGGCGTGAGGCTGACCAAATTGTGCGATGTGGGTCCAGCGACGGATCACATCAGCTTGATCCGGGTAGGCTCTACAGGCGGTGATGGCCGCAGCACCAAGGTAGTGGCTTGGAGCGGAAGCGAAACCATCAGGCTTGCCACCTCTAACAAGTTCGCCGTTGCCGTAGGCAAGAATTGAATCTTTCCAAATGGTTCTAATTTGATGGCAATGGTTCATATATTCGTCTTGCCACGCATCCCTCATCAGATCAGTCCCTTGGTCATTGGTACGTGAAGCTGAAAATTGGGTGTCTAAGATTTTGAGGAGTGAAATTTCTCCAGGTGTTATATCGCAGCCATGCGCTGCCTTATACCTTTCGTGAGGTCTGCGATTTCTAGTGGTGTCTATTTGGACGATGCAGCTAGAAGGCAGGCCACGCTGAACGATGATGTCATAGGTTTTGTCTGCCTGAACCATGGCCACTAACGTGTGTTGGCCATTCACATTCAACCCATTTTCATCAAACATGATGTGGGTGATGTGTGGATTAAACACATCGGCCTGCATTTTTTTGACGAGGTTGGAAACCTGTCTGGAGTTAAGTTTGCGCTGGTGCGGATGGAGCTTGCCTGACCACTCTTTAGCGAGCGCAGGCGTGACGGTCTCGTAGGCGACGGTCGGTGCCATGGTGTTGGAACGTGAGTAGGAAAGCGCTAGCCGTGGTGTCACCCATGGCTATCGAGTAATAGATTATCCCTTATCTGGTGTGCGTCAAGCCGATTCATGGCACCATTCACACAGAATCGCCAATCAAGCCTTGGAAATCCCCAATCACCGCGTGGAACGGGTGGATGAAATGACCCTGAGCTACATCCTGCGAGCGATCCAGGCGTATGCGTCTACGGCTGAGGGCCGCCAGGGACCACTGGGCGACAGCCTCTATGGCAGGAAAGCCTATGAAGCGATCGCCCGGCTCGGTGCTGATGGCCGGGCGTTGATACGTTTTGACTATTGAAGCAGCTCTAACCCGAGCCAGGCTCGGACCCGGTTGATCCGGGCATAGGTTGCAGCGGCTCCGTATCGGTTGAAGTAACGGGCCTGATCAGTCCCCAGGCTTGAGAACCTAGGGGAGGCCCATTGCCACATCGCAAACCCTAGGTTCCGCTTGTAACCTTGCAACCGGTTGACATCTTCCCACGTCATCCCCAGAAATTGCCGGGGATCGCGTTTCGGCGGCTGGTACGTCATCGGCGGACCTCCCTAGCGGCTGCTTTCTTTTCAGCCAGCTTCAGTGTCCAGTTATCAGCGTTGAGGGCATAGCTCATCCGCTTCTTACCGTTCCACGGGATGCCGTCTGTCCACGTATTCCACGAAAAAAACCAATCCCCGGCCTTCTGATAGATACCGGGGAACCTAGTTCCATCACCACACAAACAAGAGAGAAGAACGTTAATTCTGCTTTTTGTTGTGTTGGTACGCCATCCGCAGTCTGAGACCTCCAGGATCTCATCGGCTGGCCAGATTTTGGCGATCACGTTTCCGTGAAGCTCAACCTTAATAACCCGTTCATACCCGTAGGTTCCCCGGATTCCATCGTGGGCCTGCAAAACCTCCATGTTCCCCGATCGCCAATAGGTGCCGGAGTGTTCCGGCTTCCAGAACAGGTCTCGGATGGCCTGGATCGTCTGCGCTTCAATCTTTCTCACTGTTGAACCTCGCTGGTGTTTAGGTGGTAGTTGCTGTTCTGTAAAAATCGGGCGGCCCGTTGAGCGTCTCCCAGGCTTTCGTATGCCTGGAAATCTCCACACGTTTCGATCTCGCCGGAGTCAGCACAAAACCGGAGAGTCCACATCCGGGGCTGTGCCTCCACGTAACGCCCGCCTGAGAGATAAGCGCTCTCAAATTGCTCAGACGTTACGAAGTAAGCGCCCGCTGGAACGGGGAAGACAACGGACGAAACCCGAGAGCTGAAAAACCGGAGGTTCCCCGGAGAGAACCACCAAGCTCCGGGCGCTTGCCCTTTCTTCTTATTAAGGGCCCTAGAGCGGGCCTTGATTTCTGCCATGGTGTGAATCATTGCTCAGTCCATCCCTTATGAATGAGCCTGGCGCGTAGGTTGGCCGCTTCGCCATCACTGGCAAGCGCTACCAGCTGTTCTGTCAATGGATGGCCGCCGTTCCATTGCGTGATGACGGCTTGCCAACCACGAATCTGACAGGGACGAATCTCTAGCAGTGAAGTTCGTGCTGGTGATATAAGGTGAGTCGGTTTCATGCCACTGCTCCGTGGGTTTCGCTTAGGTCGTCCCAAATTCCACCGGCATCGATCACCGCGTCTCGTTCCGACTGGAACGGTCCCACGGCGTCACCGTCAGGCATGCAGCCGGGGAAACACGGCCACCAATACCAGCCAGGCTCAACGGGCTCACCGTCAAGCCTGACGCCTGCCAAATCGCTGTAAAAAGCTTCCAGCGAGCCGTAGCCCGTGCCGGAGTCGCTGGCGAATTCGTAATAGCTCATCGCGCCACCACCTTGTGAATCTGAGTGCCGCTGTGCTGGATCGGTTGATCGGCAAGCGTGCCCAGGGCAACGCCCCACACAACAGCAATACCGACAACAGCCAGGGAGAGGCCCAGGGCCTCCTCCCACTTGTTCCCTGTTTCGTAACGGTTCATCAGATCAGGGCCTCCACTTGTTCCAGCACTGCTTCTGAGCTTGCGGTGATGTCGCTGATCACGCATTCCGCAGTGTTGCCCCAGATGATCGACAGCCCCAGGCGGTCGTCCCTGTCGTTGTGCAGAAAGATCGTGGCCCAATCGACTGAATCAGCTTCGTCGATTGCTTCGTGGCGCTGCTTCGTCTTGCCCATCGTTGTGTAGCCGACGCTGACGTTCTCGCCGTCGTCAACCGACTGAATGGTCCAGCCGTTGTTTTGAAGCTTGAAAAGCGCACTGTTCACAGCCGCTCGTTCTTGTTCGTGTTGTGTGGCCATTGCTCCGTTTTGTAGTTGGATCGTTTGTCTTGCTTGACAGCCAGCCTGCGGCTGTCGTTTGGAGTGAGACAGCAGCCGGAGAGCGTTAGGAGTCGCCCGGGCTGGCTGCTGCTGGTGCGGTTTTGGTGTCAGCTCTCCCAAGAGTCGGCAAGCTCACGGCGGATCTCCTTAATGAGTTCTTGGAGTTGCTCGCGGGAGAGGTGAACTAGCAGCGAGTCGCCGCTGGCTGTGGTGAAGCTCACCATCCGATCGGTGACGCAAACGCTCTGGAGCGTCTCGCAGTGGAGGTGAACGTGCGTGTCGCGCTTGGTGCTGATGTCCATTGGTTCGTTGAGTAGGACGAACGGGCAGGGTTTCCCCTTTCCCATTCCATATTAGTTTATCACCCAAGGATTCGTCAAATATTTGATCGCCATTCACGCGAGGCCATTCACGCGAGGCAGCCAGCCGGTCGGCTCCCCTGTCGTCTCCCCTGCGATCGGCTCCGCTACCATCCGGCCCCCTTAACCGTCAAGCGATCGGGGGGCAGTATTGCAAAATGTAACTTTGGTTCACGTTCGCGAGGAACCTACATATATATCCGCTGAACAGTCGATTAAGTAATAAAAAAGCCCCCGAGAGTGGGGGCAGGGGTTGAGTTTGCTGGGGCGTGGGGATCAGTCGCCCTTATCCTCGATCGAGATTTTAAGTTCAGGTGCTTGGATATTGACGGTTTCAACGGACTCACCGATGACACGTCCGATGGAATCGAGCACCTGGCTAGCGGTTTGCAGTTGC